AGAGTGTTTTAATATAATACCAAAAAATGCAATTAATGATACTGGAAATAAACCAATAGAAAGAAGAATTCAGTATTTAGAACATGCTGATTTTTATATTGGATTAGGTTCTGGATTATCTTGGTTAGCTTGGGCTTGTGATATTAAAACTATTTTAATATCTTCATTTTCTAAACCATTTTGTGAGTTTACATCTAATTCTATTAGATTATATAATGATAATGAAAAGTCTGGATATTTTAATGATCCAAAGAATATGTTCAATTCTGATAATTGGCATTGGAATCCAATAAAAGAGTGTAAAAACTTTGAGGACTGGTATGATATGGAAACTATAACAGTTGAACAAGTGAAAGAAGCTATTGATTATGTGGCTACTTAATCTTATAAAAGCAATATTTATTAAAAAGGAAATGGGAGTTAAAGATATGGAATTTAACGATGTTATTGATAAAGTTCTAGAACATGAGGGTGGATACGTCAACGATCCTAATGATCTAGGAGGTGAAACTAAATATGGTATAAGTAAGAGGGCTTATCCAAACGTAGATATTAAAAGTCTAACTAAAGAAGACGCAAAAGATATTTATAAACAAGACTATTGGGATAGAAACAAAGTAGGTAGTATGCCAGAACAATTACGATACTTATATTTTGATATGTGTATTAATATGGGGCCAAGAAATGCTGGAAAAATTCTACAAAGAGCCGCAAACGGTAAGAACAAGGATAAAATTGTTGTTGATGGTAAAGTAGGTCCAGCTACTATTGCTGCTGTCTCGAAAGTAGAAGAAGATAGACTTAGATCATATAGAGTTTTATATTATGCAAATTTAGTAATTAAAAAACCAGAACAAGAGAAATTTTGGTTTGGATGGTTTAGAAGGTCATTAGAGGTATAAAATTGAGTGTAACATTAAACAAGCTTACATCAGAGATGATTCAACCCTTTCTATTTGAGGAAGATTCTAAAGTAAAGAAGGTTGTTGGCATATACACAGGTCGATTTCAGCCTATGGGTAAGCATCATGCAGACGTATATAAATCTTTTAAGGGTAAATTTGATGATTTTTATGTAACAACTTCAAATAAGGTTGAAGTAGGTAAAAGTCCATTAAATTTTAAAGAAAAGAAGATGATCATAAAGAAGCATGGTATACCGGCTAGTAAAATTGTACAAGTTAAAAACACATATAAGTCAGAAGAAGTAGTAGATAAGTTTGATGAAGAAACGACAGCAATAGTATTTCTAGTTGGATCAAAAGATGCTGGAAGACTTTCTGGTGGTAAATATTTTTTAGATTATAAAAAGAATAAGGATTATATGACACCATACGGTGAACATGGATATTTTTGGGAAATACCCCATGTATCTATGACAGTTGCAGGTAAAGAATTAAGTGGAACAGCTATTAGGGATATTTTTGGATCTAAAGATTTTGATGATAAACAAAAAAAGAAGTTTATGAAAGAAATATTTGGTTGGGTTGATAATAATATATTTAAAATATTAGTAAAGAAATTATCAGAACGAGATGTACCAATGTATGATCCAGATGAAGATGAAGATTTAAAGATTATTCAAGGAGATATTAGTGAGAGTGAAATAATACAGTTTATAAAGGATGTAGATGTAGCCAAAATTATAAGAGAAGCTCAAACAACTGGTACTAGTATTGGTGGTAATACTCAAGGTGTAGATGATGGGCCTGGTTATTATTATGGTAATTTTAAGTCATATGAAAAGATGACAGCTAAGATTGCAGCTAGATTAGGGATGGAAGTAGTGAATTATATAGTTGGAGAGGGTAATGAGAGACCAATGGCAGATCCTGATTATCCAAGTGTAAGTTTCTTTCCTGCTGGAGATATTGGTGTTGTTGGTGGAACAAATTTCGAAGATTTACAGGGTACAGAAGCCTTTAATAAATGGGAAGCGCATATTACTCCAATAGCAACGTCAGTTGGGTATGAAATAGTACGATATTTAGGAGCTAGATGGAGTATTAATCAAACAAAAAATTATCCTCAGACGCATAAAGACGCTGGAATATGGACAACTAAAGCTGGTAAAGAAACTAATAAGGAAGAAAAGAAAAAAGATATAGTAACTCAAAATTTTGAGGAATCTGTAAGTATAATGGATGAGGTTAAACTTATCCTACAGGAAGGTGGAGCCTATGGTCACATGGCACACCCGTATGATGACATGGACCTAACTTTTGGAGACCTAAAGCAAATTATAGATATGGGATTACAGGGTAATCTATCAAAAACAATATCGGAAAAATTAGATGGACAAGCAATTTCAGTATCATGGAAAAATGGAAAGTTAATTGCTGCTAGAAATAAAGGACACCTAAAAAATCAAGGAGCAGCTGCTTTAGATGTTTCAGGATTAAAAAGTATGTTTGCTGGTAGAGGTCATTTAACAGATGCATTTGGATATGCAGTTGAAGACTTAGAAAAAGCAATTAAATCTTTAGGTAAAAAGGTTCAAAAGGATATATTTGGAGAGGGTAGTAAGTTTATGGCTGTAGAAATAATCTGGCCAGCAACATCAAATGTCATACCGTACGATTCTAAATTATTAGTGTTTCATGGTGTTACTGAATATGATAATACTGGATCAGCAATTGGTGGTGATGCTTCAGCAGCTTCTAGATTATCTAAAATGATAGATAAGGCTAATAAAGCTGTTCAAAAACATTATAAAATTGGTGCCCCAACATTCTTGACAGTAAAAAAGAGTAGCGATTATGGTAAAAAGAGATCGAAATTTTTGGGAATACTTAATGGTTTAATGGGTACTTATGGGTTAGGAGATGGTGACACACTAGCAATATGGCATCAAATGTATTGGCAAGAATTAGTAATGGCTGGAGCCATATCTTCAGATTATCCAGGTATTACTAATAATATTTTATGGGATTTAACAACGCGTTGGGCTTTTGGAGATAAAAGTTATAAAATAAGTGATATAAAAAAGGATTTAAAGGATTATCCTGTCTTTTTGGATTGGGTTCTAACTAAAGATAAAGTAGATGTTGTAAAATTACAAAAACAAAATATGAAACCATTTGAGAACCTTATAGCCGCAGTTGGGGCTGAGATTTTAATGAATGCTAGTGGATTTCTAGCTGCAAATCCAGACGCCGCGGTTCAATCCATTAGAAAAGAAGTAGCGAAAGCAGCAAAAGCAATAGCAGGAACTAATGATCCTAAGAAAATAGGCTTATTAAATGTTCAAATGGCTAAAATATATGCAGCAGGAGGCTTTGAAAATATAGTTCCATCAGAAGGACTAGTGTTTATGTATAAAAATAAGGTTTATAAATTAACTGGGTTATTTGCACCAATAAATCAGATCACAGGACTATTAAAGTTTGGTAGATAAACCCTATAATCTTAATATTTATTATTAGATTAGTAGGAATCAATTATGGCTAAAACAAAAACAACATCAATAGCTAATAAAAGAAGTGCTGAGGCTCGTAAGAATATCAGTGTTGGTATACGTAGGTCTAAGCATGGTGAAATAATGAAAACAGCTGAAGTTAGAGAAAGAATTAGTGTAACAACCTCATCAGCTATGAAAAAGAAGTGGCAGGATCCTAAATATAGAGAAAAGGTGTTATCTGGTAGAAAAGGCCACACTGTTTCTGTTGAAACTAGAGCAAAAATTTCAGCAGCAATGAAGGGTAGACCTAAATCTGAAGAACATAAGCAAAAAATTAAAGAAGCTTGGAGGAAGAGAAAGAAATTCTCATTATATTATGGGTAAAAATGTCGAAAAAATTAAAAATATGCTTGATGGCATAATAGATCCTAGCAATAGACGTATACGCGTTGGTTGGGTACCGGGTAAAGAAGAAAATAGTGCTAAATTAGAAGACAGAGAAAAGAGAAGACATAAGTCAGATGTATTATCAACTGCACGTATGCCTCTTTTTTGTCCAAAATGCAATAGAGTAATGAAAAAGAGGTTAGATAATAAGATGTGGGCGTTACATGATCAGTGTTTTGAGTGTCAAATAGAGTTTGAGCATCAATTAAGAGTAGCTGGTAAATATGAAGAGTGGGAAAAAGAAAAAATGATAAATAATGCCAAGGCGTATATTCGGGAAATTAAAAATGAATTAAATGATTATGTAAAAGCATTAGAAACGGATAATATTTTATATGAGACTGGACAGACCTCTGTAGAAAAGGAAAAATGGGAAAAAGTTAATACTAAGAAAATTAAAACTCAATGGTTGAAGGAGATACAGGAAGTTGAAGATAATTTAGAACAATATATCGGCGGAAATTAGAGTGGCTAATAAAACAAATAAGCAAATGCTAGAAGAATTGCAAGGTACCTTAATAGATATAGCTAGTAATACTCCAGAAGAGAAGTTTGAATTATTAAGAGGCGACATTGCGTGGGTTAAGGAAGCAGTAGAAAAACTCCATAGGAGATTATATAATCCAGATGACGGTGTTGTTGTTAAGGTTAATAGAAATACTGAGTTTAGAAGAGATTTAGAAAAACAGAGAGAACAAGGAAAAGGTATTGGAACAGTAAGAAGTGATCTTAGACAATTGATTACTTGGAAGTCTAGTATTAATAGAGCAATGTGGATTGCCTATTCTTTGTTATTGGGATTAATGCTAAAATTGCTATTTAACATTGGGTTTTAAGGAAAAGTTATATGAAGTTTTTAGAAAAATGGAAAGGATATATTTTTAAGTTTTTTGCTTTAGTTTTAGGGCTATTTGGTGTGAGTACACTATTATCTGCTAAAAAGTCTAAAGAGGTTAAAGAAGCTAAGAAAGATATTAAGAAAACTAAGAAGAAAGTTGTAAAAAGCAAAAAGAGTGTAACAGCAGCAAAGAAAAAAGCTGATAAAGCGTCAGATAAGATAGCGCAACAGGAAAAAGTTATAGCGGATATAAAGAAGAGAAAAGCTACTGGTGCTCAGCCAACCAAAAAAGAGGCTAAAGAGGCTTTAGATTTTTTAAAAGACTTTACAAAGGATTATAAGGGGTAAATATGAAGAGGTTATTATTAATTTTATTAGTATCTTGTAGTTTTTTAAGTTCACAAGGCTTATCAGATGAAGATATGGTTAAATTAGCTGCAGCACTTAAGCAGCAGAAAGAATTAATTGCTGCATATGAGGTTCAAGTTGCTAATTATGAAGAAAAAGTAGCTGCAGATAGTGTAGTAATAAGTAATCAAGGTATACTAATAGTTGGTTTAGAAGAACAAGTTGAAAACTATAAGAAATATTCTAAGAATGTAAAGCCATCCTGGTATGAAAACAAGTGGCTATACTATTCTTATGGTGTATTAACTGTTGTTGGAAATATTTGGCTTTATGATAAGGTAAAATAGGATGGCATCTCAACAAACATTAAAACAGATTATAAAAGAAGAATACAGTAAATGTATAAAGGATTCTGCATATTTTATGCGCAGATATTGTATGATTCAGCATCCAACTAGAGGAAAAATACCATTTGATCTTTATGATTTTCAAGAAGATGTTTTAGAAGATTTTCAGAATGAAAGATACAATGTTATTTTAAAAGCTAGGCAATTGGGTCTGTCTACTCTAACCGGTGGATATTCATTATGGTTGATGTTATTTCATCAAGATAAAAATGTTTTAGTTATTGCTACAAAGCAGGAAGTTGCAAAAAATTTAGTAACAAAAGTTAGAGTAATGCATGATAATTTACCTTCTTGGCTTAAGGGAAAGTGTATTGAAGATAATAAACTTAGTTTAAGATTTGCTAATGGGTCTCAAATTAAAGCTGTTTCCAGTTCAGTAGATGCTGGTAGATCAGAAGCACTATCATTATTAATATTAGATGAAGCTGCTTTTATTGATAAAGTAGAAGAAATATGGACAGCATCTCAACAAACATTAGCTACTGGTGGTGCAGCAGTTATTTTATCTACTCCTAACGGCGTAGGAAATTTCTTTCATAAGACTTGGATAGACGCAGAAGCCGGAATAAACGGATTTAACACAATAAAATTGCATTGGTCTATACATCCAGATAGGGAACAAGACTGGAGAGACGAACAAGATACTATTTTAGGAGAAAAGATGGCAGCTCAGGAATGTGATACTGATTTTATTACTTCTGGTAATACTGTAGTAGATCCAGTGACATTACAATTTTATGAGCAAACTCATATCAAAAAACCATTAGAAAAGAAGGGATTTGATGGAAACTTATGGGTATGGGATTATCCAAACTATACAAAAGATTATATAGTATCAGCAGATGTAGCTAGAGGAGACGCTTCAGATTGGTCAGCATTTCATATATTAGATGTTGAAACATTAGAACAAGTTGCAGAGTATAGAGGAAAAATAGGAACAAAGGATTTTGGAAATATGTGTGTAAATATTGCAACCGAATATAATGATGCTCTTTTAGTAATTGAGAATACAAATATTGGATGGGCAGCAATACAACCTGCAATAGATAGACAATATAAAAATTTATTTTATTCTACTAAAGATTTAACTGTAGTTGATACTGAAGTTCAGTTGAGAAAAGGGTTTGACTTAAAAGCTAAAGAAAAATTAGTACCAGGATTTACTACATCAGCAAAAACAAGACCATTAATTATATCTAAACTAGATACTTATTTTAGAGAGAAGTCAGTATTGGTTAGATCAAAGAGACTAATAGATGAACTATTTGTATTTATTTGGAATGGTCAACGGGCTGAAGCCCAAAGAGGATACAATGACGATTTAGTAATGGCATATTGTATTGGTTTATGGGTAAGAGATACGGCGTTTAGACTTAGACAAGAAGGAATGGCCTTGCAAAGAAAAGCATTATCTTCATTTACAACTGGACATAATAGTTCAGCGTATAGTAATCCTGAAGAAGAAGATGCTTGGAAGTGGGATGTCCAAGGTGAACAAGAAAGCCTAGAATGGCTAATTAAATAAAAGAGGTAAAAAAATGGCAGACAAATCATTATTTGCTAGATTAAACAGATTGTTTTCAACCAATATAATAGTAAGAAATATTGGTGGAAGGCGACTTAAAGTTGCTGATACAAGTAGAATTCAGTCTTCTGGCAATTTAGCATCAAACTATATGGTAGATAGGTGGGCAAAACTGCACAAAGGTTCTGGATATGGGTCGGGTGCCCAACAAACAAATTACACTGTTGCTAGAAGGGTTTTATTTGATGATTACGAAGGTATGGATCAAGATCCAATTCTTTCTTCAGCATTAGATATTTATGCCGATGAGTGTACTGTAAGAAACGAATTTGGAAATATACTAGAAGTTAATAGTACTAATGACAATATTCGAGAAGTTTTGAATAATCTTTTTTATGATGTATTAAATGTTGATTTTAATTTATGGCCATGGATAAGAAATTTGGTAAAATATGGCGATCACTTTATGAAATTAGATATTTCTGAAAAGTATGGGATAGTAAATGTTAATCCTATTTCGGCATATGAAATGGAAAGAATAGAAGAATTTGATACAGACGTACAACGTCCAGTTATGTTTTATCATGAAGGAGAAGGGCAAAGACACGAATATGAGAATTATGAAATTGCTCACTTCAGATTATTAAGTGATACAAATTTTTTACCCTATGGTAAATCTATGGTAGAAGCTGCTAGAAAAATATGGAAGCAGCTTGTATTAATGGAAGATGCGATGTTAATTCATCGTATTATGAGAGCTCCGGAGAAAAGGGTTTTTAAAATAGATATTGGTAATATACCACCAGCTGAAGTTGATAATTATATGAATTCATTAATAAGTAAGATGAAGAAGACTCCATTTGTTAATTCAGCTACTGGTGATTATAATTTAAAATATAATATGCAGAACATGTTAGAGGATTTCTATTTACCAGTACGTGGAGGAGATAGTGGTACAGAAATAGATAATTTAGCAGGATTAGAAAATAATTCTATAGACGATATAGAATATTTAAAGAATAAAATGTTGGCTGCTTTGAAAATTCCTAAAGCCTTTTTAGGATATGAAGAGGGAGTTGAAGGAAAGTCAACATTAGCCGCAGAAGATGTTAGATTCGCTCGAACAATTGAAAGAATACAAAGAATTGTTGAGTCAGAATTATATAAGATAGCAATAGTTCATTTATATGCTCAAGGATATAAAGATAATGAATTAGTTAATTTTGATCTATCTCTTACAAATCCAAGTATTGTTTATGAGCAAGAAAAAATAGAGTTGTGGAATAACAAATCTAGTTTAGCTTCTGATTTGAAAGATCTTAAAATGGTAAGTGAAGATTGGGTTTATGAAAACATTTTTAATATGTCAACAGATCAGGCAAAAAGAGAAAGAGCACATATCATTGAAGATATCAAGCTCAAATTTAGACATGATCAGATAGAAGCAGAAGGTAACGATCCTGTAACTACAGGTCAATCCTTTGGTACGCCTCATGATCTTGCAATGGTTGGTCAAGAAGGTCAAAAAGAGCAGGGTCAAGGTACTGGTAGTGGAGATGATGAAAAACCTGGTTACGATAGTGATGACAAGGTAAGTATATTTGCTCAAGATGATAGAGGTGCTCCAAAAGGTGGACATCCTGGTGCAGGCCGACCAAAAAAAGGAGCAAAATATAAAACTGATAGAGGAGCTAGAGGTAGAGATCCTATTGGCGCTAAACAAAACAAGTCTTTGTCAAGATCTAAGGCAATAAAACATACATACAGGAATGGAAGCCCAATGAGAGATTGGATTTCTAAACAGAAAACTAAAGAAATTATCACAGAAACTATGAAGAATTCTTTAGAAACACCATTTAATGATGAAGGGGGGCTTCTAGATGAGAAGAATCTCATATCAGACGAACCAAATGTTGAATAGTATTATATTTATATATGAGAAAAAGTACCTGTTAACTTATAGGGAGATATTTAGTAATGGCTAAACATTCGAAATACAAAAACACTGGTATACTATATGAATTATTAGTACGTCAAATTGCAACAGAAACATTAAATAATGCTGGAACTCCAAAAGCAATGAGCATTATTAAATCTCATTTTAATAAGAAAACTCAGCTTGGAAAAGAATTAGTTTTATATCAAAATTTAGTTAAAGAAAGATTTGATACTGAATCAAAAGCAAAAACCTTTGTTACAGCAGCAATTAAAGCTAGACATAAAATTAATGTAAAACAATTACATAAAGAGAAATATAGTTTAGTTAAAGAAGTTTTTTCAAAATATAATGCTTCTAATTTTTTTAAATCTAGAATTCCAAATTATAGAGTTTTAGCAGCAATTCATTGTATATTTGAGAATGCTAGTAAGACTCCAGCAGACTTTGTTAGAAATCAATATACATTGATTGAACATATTACTAGAAAAAATAGAGCTGCTGTTGGAAAAAAGAATAGGGTTTATGAAGCATATGAAAAGCAAGATAAAGATTTAAGACTGCTTTCATACAGAATGTTAGTAGATAAATTTAATTCTAAATATAATGGCTTAGATAGAAAGCAGAAAAGCTTACTCAAAGAATATATTAATAATGTTTCAGATACAAATAAGCTTAGAGAATATTTGAATAAAGAAATAGTTAGAGTTCACAAAGCATTGAAAAGAGTACTTCCTAAAGTTGAGGATAAGGTTACAAAAATTAAATTAGCAGAAGTAACTACTCAAATAGCTAGGCTATCTAAAGGATCAACAGTTAAGGATAAGCAGGTTTTAGGAATGATGAGATATTACCAATTACTTAAAGAAGTAAAGGAAACATGCAAATGCAAGGACTGTTAGAAAAAAGATTTAGATCAATTGTAAGAAAACTCGTACAGCAAGAGCTTGATGAGATAAATGTGACTGGTAATTTAGATGGTGGTTTAGGTCCACCTAAAACTCCATTTTGGGGAGCTACATCTGGATCAGAAGGAACTAAAGCTGAAGTATCTGGATATATGCAACATAAAGATTGGGAAAAACATCATGGTTAAATATGAGATGTTTAGAGAAGTAGTAATGGATGAGCTTCACGATCATATAAATCCAAATCAGTTACCAAACGCTTTTAGAGCAATGAAATTAAGAGATATTGCTTTGAATATGAAAGCTAGAGAATCTATGTTTAATGAGGCAATAGAGTCTAAAGATGTTGGAATATTAAAAAAAATAATTAGAGCTGAAATGGCTGAATTATTTTATGACTTGTTTAGAAGAAAAAGTTCTTGGGCATAGGAGTATATTATGAGTAAGAAATTATTAGTAGATTATGTACCATTTGATGTTCAACCTTCAGTAATAAAAGAAGCTGTTGCGAACAATAAAAAGGTAAAGGTTGCTGGCGTATTACAAAGAGCCAATACTAAAAACCAAAATGGTAGAATATATCCAAAAGATATTTTAGCAAGAGAAGCTAAAGAGTATAGTGAAGTGCAGGTTAAAGAGCGAAGAGCTTTGGGAGAATTAGATCATCCAGATTCTTCTGTTGTAAATTTATCTAATGTGTCTCATAATGTGACAGAAATGCATTGGGATGGTGACGATTTAGTTGGAACAGTTGAAGTGCTAAGCACGCCATCTGGCAATATATTACAAGAGTTATTTGTAAATGGAATTAGATTAGGAATATCTTCTAGAGGTTTAGGAACAATAAACGAAACAAATAGAGGATCAGAAGTACAAGACGATTTTGAGTTAATAGCTTTTGATTTTGTTTCTAATCCTTCTACTCATGGTGCATTTATGGCTCCAATGAATGAGGGTAAAGAAGAAAGAGAGCTTGGAGATAAATGTGGTAAGTGGTGTAAAGTTGAACATACAATCATGGAAATATTAGGAGATATGTAATGATTAGACTAGCAGGTCTGGTAAATACAGGCAAACGAAAAATAAATGAAATTGGAGACGTACCAAAAAAAGCATTAGCATACGTTAAACCAATTTATGCAGCTGCCGCTAAGTCAGCAGGCTTTAAAGTTACAAAGATTTATGAATCGGGTAATTGGGTGAATGCAGAAATAGAAGTTTGGCAAGTAACAAAGCAACAAAATAGTGGTTGGGTTTTAGGTGTATGTTTTACTAAAGCAAAAGCTACTAAATTAGGTAAAGCTCTTAAAGAAACTCTAATAGACTATGATGACTATCAAGAGAGCCCAGCTACAACAAAGATTTCAAAAGATCATTATTATTTAAGTCCTTATGAAGCAGCTGAAATAGGCGGTGCAAAATATGATGACAACAAACTTCGGGATTTAATGAGTCAATAAAAAGTAATATTCTTTATATTTATACTTAGGAGATAGAAAATGAAACTAAAAACATTAGTCAAACAAGAATGGTTAGAAGAAAATAGTAAA